ATTGTATCATTGTGTATTGACTCTAACCACTTTCTTATATTGTGAACAGAGACACCATTAAACATATTTTTGCTTTTAAATTTTAACATTATATACAACTCCCTTCAGGATACTCGTTATTCTCTTCTGGTGATTTGCCATGTTTCAAATAATAATCTCTTGCTTTTCTAATGTTTGCACCATGGTGGTTAGTCATCTCAGACCATTGTTTTATATATTTATTCTCAGGTTCAAGTCTAAGAACTTCTTTTACTAAAGTTTCTTGTATTCGCCAATCCCAAGGTTGTTTTGTACTTTGCATTATATTACCTGCCCTTCTTTTGGACCAGCAATAGTCTTCCACTTAGTCCATTTTTCTTGATATTCACCATAAGTATTTGAAACCCAATCACCATGCTCTAGATAGTAATTCATTTCTCTAATATATGCTCTAGCATATTTTGCCTTTGCATTTTCTTGTGATTTGATTTTAGAGTCAACACTCATTCGTCTTGCTTGTCTCTCACAATCAGATGCAATTTCTTTTTGAGTTTTAATCCATTGTCTTATTTTTTTAAAAGACAACATATTATCATCAGGTTTTGCTAATACACTCGGGTGTATATTACTGTATTTTGGCGGGTTTTCTTTAAGTCTTTTTTCTCTTGCTTTTGCAAGTCTTTCACTCGCCGCCGCTTTTTGCTCATCAGACATTTTTCTTTTTGCCATTTGACCTCTCTTGTTAAGTTAATATATTATAGATTATAGCACAGATTTGTGTATTGTCAAGACTATTTAGATTGACCCATTATTTTTTTCATTCTTAATTGATTGTCTATCCATTGTTTTGCAAGATAGTTTTCTACTTTTTTTGTGACAAACCTTTTGATAGGTTTTGAATACAGTTTATATAAATCATCTTTTCTATTATTATTATCAATAACTATGAAGTTTTTTGCACCAAATAGTCTTTGAAATTTACCTATGTTTTTTTGTACATTGTTCCAATACTCTTTTACAAGGTCATCAGGTAATTTTCTTGCTCTTGTACGATTTTGATTGAGTGCATTTTCTAAAGATGTATTTACAAAGACCATGTATGTATCATATCCTAAACCTTTTAGTGCTTGTGATTGTCTTGCAATCGTATCATACTTAGCACCAGTGCCGTCTATTACAATACCTAAACGACCTGCAACAAAATTTGCAGTTTGTCTCTGTGTGATACTTTTTGCTTTTGCACGAATTTCATCTCTTCGTTCAACTTCATCAGGGTTCATACTTCTGAAGTCTAAATCAATATCTGCATCTTTTATGAGTTTTTCAAAAAAAGTATCTGAGTTGATATTTTTAAGACCGAGACCAGGCATCGTCTTTCGTGCAACAAAAGATTTACCACTACCTGGTCCACCTGCTAAGAATATTGCCTTAAAAATATTCTTATCATATACACCTTCTTGTAATTGTTGGAATGATATCATTTGTCGCCGCCGTGTCTTTCCCTAGTAATTTAATCTCTTCTACATATTTAGTTGCCGTTGCAACCGCAGTTCTACTTTGTTTCTGAAAGTTAAATTGTCTTATTTTACGATTGTTTTTATTTCTCATGGGAAAGTCCTCTCGTGTTGCTAGTTTCATTATGCACTTAACCTTTTAACACCACCTGTACCTTTAGGTGAAGGTGGTAAGTTATTTGGGTATGCCTCACCTACAGAATTTTTAGATAATTCTGCGATTACTCTATGTTTTTTATCACCTCTTCTTGAGAAGTAATGTCTTAATTTAGAAATCATATATCTACCTGAAAGTCTTTTGTCAAACATATCGCCGACTTTACTTCCAGTTTTATAAATTTTCACATTCATCATGTCACCTGCTTGTATGGCAGTATTACCTGTTATAGTAACATTCAAAGTAAATCCATTTTGTAATGCACCTAATTTTGCTCGTCTTGTAATTAAATCTTGTTCAGGATTAGATTTACCATATGGTGTTCTTGCATTAGGATAAGTTCCTGTTGCAAAGATGTTACCAGAACCTGATGTTGATTGTACTTGAACTTGTGCATCAGAGAAATCTGATACAGTATTTTCTTTATCGTCTAAGATACTTTTTGTAGGAAATATTGGGTTGCCTTGTTTGCCACCGAGTGCATCTGTGTCAAAACCTTTTTCAAAATCATCTTGATATGAGAAAGTTTGTGTCTTAAATGATTTATTATAAATGTCATGAACAATAATTTTACTACTGAACATACCAGTCATTGTTTTTACTAACATATCACTATTACTTATAAATGTGTGCTTTTCTATCTGATAGAGATTAGTGCCTACTGCATCGGCGTTATTTGCGTTATCATCACCTATACCTGCGGTGTAAGTTCCTATTTCAGATTGCTCGTATAGACTTTCTAAACTTCTAAAATGATAACCTTTTGTAGTTTCATAAAACACATATGTTGGTGTAGTTCTATCAGACAAACTTCTTTGTGCTATCATACTAATTGCCTTAAAAGGTTTCATGTTTGGCACGACAAGATTATGACTACCAGAAGTTTCTTCTACATTTAAAATCTTTTTTGAATTCAGATAATTTGGTGAAGTAAAAATCTTTTCAACCATTTCACTATATGCACCACTATATGCTTGTGAGACTCTTACTCTAGAATTTGTTAACATTTCTTGAGTCACTAAAGTCATGGCAACACCTTTACCTTGACCAGCATCTTCGGCGGCAGTAACTTCTTTGATTACAAATGTATGTTTAGTATAATCTATTGAACCAGTTTTAGTTGTTGCAGGTGTTGATATCAAAATCTGAACAAATTCATTACCAACGATTGGTAAAAGATTTACAACATCGTTTGTATCTAGAAATATAATATCGGCAGACACACAGTTTTGATTTACAGACTCATAGATATTCATTTCTACAAATGACTCTTCTAAACTAACTTTAGTGCCAGTGTGATTTATGATTGTAAATTTTTCAACACGAAACTCACCAGCAAATTGTGCCTTACTACCGAGTTGTTTACCTGCTCTTGCCTTTGTAAAAACCATTAAATTGATGTACCTTCATTCATTAAATCTTCAAATTCTGTAATAAACTGATTAATAAAATCAGAATTTATAAGTCTTATTTTACTATATTCTGTCTGTAAGTCAAGTTCAAATTGTCTATTTGATACTGTTGTTGCAGTAGGATGACTTGTATTATCTGTGCCAATATTAATGACTTCAGTTGTATTACCAGATTGTTTTGGTATCGTGTAATGATGTATACCATCTGGATTTGTATATTTGTCTGCAATGTATGCCTCAAACTGTGGCACGGTCATTGGCCATTGGTGGTATCTATCTGTTATATCATTTACGAGTAAAACTACCCAATGTAATTGTGCATCACCATAATATTTAAATGCAACATCTTCTGGTTTGTCACCACCTGTGACTTGAAAAAAATCAAATATCTTTGTATTAGCGGCGGCACCTGCGTTCAACTTTACTCTTTTCATTATATGTGTAAAGATTGATAATTCACCGTTACCTTTAATATCATAAAATAGTTGTGGAAATTTTTGAAAATACATTTAATATCCTTGTTTTGCTCTTGCTTGTGTAATAATTTCTAATTCTTTAAATTGTAAAGAAATCTCTGTTTCTACTGGTGGTGTATTGCCTTCTTCATCAGGTTCAAATGCTTGATACCCTACTGAACCACCATACTTTACTGACATATTTTCTAATACACAAGTTGATATTTTATTTAAATAAGGATTATGATTAGAATTACCAACCCACCTATACTCAATATCAAATGTATCAGGTGTCACAAATGTTCTTGATGAACCTGGGTCACCCTCTACTTTTGGTAACATATGAATTTTAAATTTCTTAACTATTGATTGTACATCTTTAGACTCTTTTTGTGACCTAGGTAGAAATTTAAATGTGTAACTAAATGACCTTTTACCTACACCACTAAAGATTAATTCCATTCTATTTGATACAACTTTACCAGACTTTGCAAACATGATTGCTTTTGCCCCTGGTGCTATGGCATCTACCGCATCAAAAATTGACTCGTCAACCATCTCTGGTAGTTTTTTTGCAACTGCATCAACGGCGGCATTTATACCACCACCTTTAAATGCATCAAAGGCGGCAACGCCAGCACCTGCAAGTCTACCTATTTCTTTTTCTTCATATCCTGCATTGTATGTTACATCAACTGTTGTTGGCATATACAGTGCAATCGCAGTATTAAGTCTTTTTGTTGGTGCCCTTTTTAATGTAAAAATACCTTTACCAGCATTTTTATTTTCAGTTTTTTGTGCCTTTTTTATATCCTCAACTGCTTTAATTAGTGCTGGGTCAACTGCAAAAGGATACTGGGCACCACTACCAGTGTTTCTTATTTCACCAGTTACTTGATTTACAGTGGTATTATTCTCTGCATTTTCTGATACAGATGTTTTAGGTGGTTTATCGTTATGTTCTAATTCACCAGGTTGTTGTTCGTTAATAAAAAACAATATAAAATGACCTTGGTCAGGCACACCACCTAAGTCTGATGGATATTGTAATATACTTGTGACTTCTGCGTTTCTACCATCATCTCCTGCACCTATACCTGGTGAGAATGGGTCTTGTAATGAGTCTGTTGTCAGACCTCTTCTACCACCTATACTTTTGGTGTTGTCTGATACAAATTTTTTAGCGATTGATGATAAATTAACCATATAAATATCCTTATGAGTTACAAAGGTCGTTATGTTCCTACTAACCCTAAAAAGTACAAGGGTAATCCTAATACTATTTATTACCGAAGTTTGTGGGAACGAAAATTTATGGTATATTGTGATAGAAATCCTAAAATACTAGAATGGGGTTCAGAAGAGATTATTATACCTTATATTCTACCAACTGATGGTAAAGTTCACAGATATTTTCCTGACTTCTATGTTAAAGTAAAAAAGAACAATGGTATGACAAGAAAAATGATTATAGAAGTTAAACCTAAAAAATATACAGTTGCACCAGAACAGAACCCTAAAAGAAAAACAAAATCGTGGGTAAAAGATATCTATGAATGGGGTAGAAACTCTGCAAAATGGAAATCTGCATCAGAATATTGTAAAGATAGAAACATGGAATTTATGATATTGACAGAGGACCATTTGATGCCTAAGTATAAATAGTAGTAATGAGTATATTTGACGACATAAGAAATGCACGGAAGACAGGTGAAGAACCTTTTCAATGGTATCGTAATCGTATAAGAGAGTTAGGTTCGCCTAATCAAAGAGAATTATTAAAAGACGGAAGATTAGCAGGTAGATATCACATAGGTCGTTTAAATATGTTTGTGTATGACCCAAAACTAAAAGACAAGTTACCATACTATGATACTTTTCCTTTAGTCTTAGTCATAAAAAGATACACTGATGGTTTTCTAGGTATCAACTTTCACTATCTACCATATGCCCTTCGTGCAAGATTATTAGATAGATTAGATAGAGATGCAAGAGGACCAAAAGATGATTTAAGAATAATAACAACTTATGAAAAATTAAAAAATGTAAATCTTGTAAAACCTACTTTAAAAAGATATTTAAATACTAAAGTAAGAAGTAGATTTAGAAGAATAGATAGTGAAGATTTTTTAACTGCATTGATGTTACCAGTACAAAGATTTAGAAAAGCAAATGTAAATACAGTTTGGTCACAAAGTAGAAAGGCAATATAGTGGTATTCTCAGTAAACGAATTTAAACAAGCATTATACACTCAAGAACCTGCTAGGCAAGATAGGTTTGAAGTATTGATTACTTGTCCATTGATTAATGAGTTTAAACCTGAAAGTTTTAGATATGTCAGTTTACGATGTAAAAGTATATCTTTTCCTGAAAGAGATATTCGTTCGGCGGCAGATGAAAACATCTATGGTGTCAAAAGAGAATTACCACAAGGTGTTTTAGCACCTGCGGTTCTCACTGCTGAGTTTTATTGCAATGTAGATATGGCAGAAAAAAGATTGTTTGAAGAGTGGCAGAAAAAAATCTACAACAATGGTACATATAATTTAAAATATTACAATACTTTCGTTGGACAAATGGTTATTCATCAATTATCAAAAGGTGCAAGTGTATCTTTACCAGGTGGATTTCTATCATTCTCTGGTGCTAAAGAAAAACTAGGTAGTTACAGTGTAGCAGTTAAAGACATTTGGCCAAAAAGTATCAAGGCACAAACTTTAGATACCGCTGCCGATGGTGCATTACAAACTGTGCAAGTAGATTTATCGTATCACAAATGGGAAACAGTAGGTAGAGAACCTGTTAAAAATGTTGATGATTATGTTTCTCAAGATAATAGTAAATATAATGTAGTAAATCCTAAAGGGATTTTACTTGATGTGTTAGGAAAAACTGGTGCTAGACCTAGTATTCTTGTAGGTGCAGGTGCGGCGGCAGACATTATATTAGGTCAATAAGGAGTGAAATATTATGGCATTACCAATAGTAAACTCGTCAAAGTATGAGTTAAAATTACCTTCAGGAAAAACTGTAAAATATAGACCTTTTCTTGTAAAAGAAGAGAAAATATTACTTGTTGCTAATGAGACAGGTAAACAATCTGACATGGTTAGAGCAACAAAAGAAGTTCTTAGTGCGTGTACTTTTAATGAAGTAAATCCATCTAAACTATCACTATCAGATTTTGAGTATTTGTTTTTAAATATTCGTGGTAAAAGTGTAGGTGAAGTTTTAAAATTAAAAGTGATGTGTCCTGATGATATGAAAACATATGTAGATGTAGATGTTAACATAAATGATATTAAGATACCAGAACAAATGAAAGTTGATAATGTTGTTGAGATAACAGATAAAATAAAAGTTGAATTAAGACAACCAAGTATAGATGATTTAAGTGATGTGAGTGAAACTCCAACTACTACTGAAATGATTGACATAGTTGGTAAATGTATATCAAGAGTATATGACGGTGAGACAGTGTACGAAGATATTTCAAAAAGTGATAGAGAAAATTTTTTAAATTCTTTGACAACAAGTCAGTTTCAAAAATTATCATTATATTATGAGACTATGCCAAAGGTGTCACATAAAGTAAAAGTAACAAATCCTAAAACAAGTGTAGAGTCAGAAGTTGTGTTGGAGGGACTCAACAATTTTTTTTAATGATTCTATCTCACAATAGTCTTGAAAATTATTTCAGAACGAATTTTGCTATGATGCAACACCATAAATATTCTTTGAGTGAGATAGAAAATTTAATGCCATGGGAAAGAGAAATATATCTTTCGTTATTACAACAATTTATAAGAGAGGAAAATGAAAGAATCAAAAATCAAAACAGAGAACAAAACCGTTGACCCTGAAGTTGCAAAAAAAGATTTGAATGGTGACGGTCACATTTCTGCTGAAGAAATGGAGATGGACATAGAATTTAAAAGAAAAAAACTTGAAGACGAAGATGCTATGCGTGATGCACAACGCAAAATGGCATGGTTCGCCCTATTTGGTATGTTATTATATCCGTTTGCAGTTGTACTTGCAAATTGGGTTGGTTTAGACCAGGCATCAAAAATACTTGGTGACATGGCGGCAACATATTTTGTATCAGTTGCGGCGATAGTTGCCGCCTTTTTTGGTACTCAAGCATATACAAAGAAGAAATAAATGTCAATAGAAGATACAATTAGAGGTTTAAGAAACGATAATGAAATTGCTCTTAAAAAACAAGAAAAAGAGAGAAATGATTTTTTTGCTAAATTTTCTGAAGACAGAGAAAAACTGTCAGAAGATTTAAATAAAAGCAGAAAAGCAACAGAAGAAACAGAAAAGGAAGCAAGAAAGAATTTAGAAGAAGAGAGAAAATTATTAGCAGAAGAAAAAAAACAAAATAAAAAATTTGCAAGAGATAAAGACATACAGATAAAGCAAGAAAAAGATGCAATAGAAAAGCAAAGAATAGAAGTAAATAAAATTGAAAAAGAAAAAGGTAAAACATCTTTAGATTTTCAAGTTGCAGAAAATCAACTGATACGACAACGAGAGGCATTGGTGATATCAGAACAAGAAAATCAGAAAAGAATAGAAAGTCAAAATAAAAAAGAAGATGAACTTAATGCAAAAGAAAATGAATTATTAGATGCTCAATTTAAAAGTTTCAGAGAATTTGAACAAGCACAAGAAGATTTACAAAAAACAATAGCAGAGAGTAAAGCAGAAGAAAGAAAAGAGGGAAGAGTAGATGCAAAAGCAGGTCAAGTAGCAGGTTTAGTAGCAGGTGGTACTAATTTAGGTCTTGGCACTGGTATGCTAATTGAAGAGGCAAAAAAGACAAATCAAAATATTAATGAGAATGAAGAAATATTATCATTGATGAAAGCAGAGGCAGAGAAACAAGGTCTTGACATAAATAAAAATCAAAAGTTTTTGGCACTATCGGCAAAAAATGACAGAATGAAAATGAAACTTGATGGCATCAACGCAGGTCGTCTTTCAGGTATGTTTAAAAGATTTAGAGCATCAATACCATCAAGAGAAGAATTAAAAGAACAAAGTAGAGTATTTGCAGGTATATCTGGTACACTAGAAGGTGTTGCTAAAGGTGTTGGCGGATTTGCAAAGGCGGCAGGTACTAAAACTGTTGGCGCACTTGGTGGTATAATGGGCATGATAAAAGGTCTCATGAAAGGTGGTCTACTTATTGGTGCATTATTAATATTTAGACAATTTATTAATAGTCCAATGTTTCAACAACTTATCACTTTAATAAAAGATACTATCATACCTGCATTTCAAAGAATGATAGAAAAATTAAAACCACCTATCATGGCATTTGTAAATTATCTTGGTGAAGTATTGCCTGGTGTATTTAATGCAATATTTGGTGAAGGTGGATTATTTGACAATGCAGTAAGTTATTTTGAAGGTGTCATGGACTTGATTAAAGGTATTTTTACAGGTGATGTTGATTTAATTTTTGGTGGTATAAAGAAAATGTTTAACAGTGTTGTAAATGCTATTGATAACATTATAAAAGCAATTCTAGAATTTTTTGGTGTTGAGAACTTTAGTATAATAGATAAAGTCAAAGAAATTTTCACTAAAATTGGTGATTTTATTCAAGGTATTATTGATAATGTTGTGGGTGTATTAAGAAAAATACCTTTAATTGGTAGATTTTTTAAAGACGAAGATGCAAAAAAATTAGGAATGACAGACGAAGTTGAAGATAGTAAAGACAAAGGTAGAGGCAGAGGTAGAGGTAGAAATAAAGGTAAAAAAATACCTGGTAAAAAATATACAAAAGAAACAGACCCTACTTATGAAGAAGATAGAGCAAAACTATTAAAACTTCGTGAAGCAAACCCAGAAGACTACAACGCCTTCATTAAAAAGAATCGCATAGCGGCAGAATATTATGAACTAACACCTGCTCAAATTAAAAAAAGACCGTCAAATCCTTTTGCTGGACAAGGACAAACTGCTGGTGGTGATACTGGAGGTGCATCAATCGTTGATGTGCAAACAAGAAGTGAGGCAAATAGATTTGCAGGTAGAGGTAGAGGTGGTAAGTCAGCAAAAAGGAGTAGAGATGCAAGAGAATTTAAAGAACAACAAAAATTAATGAACCAAAGTGGTATAACAACTACAGGTGGTCAACTAGACCAAGACACTAGAGAATATCTTGCAAGAACTGGACCTCAACTTGCGATAGACCAAAAGAAACCACCTGTGATAATAAATGCACCTACAACTAATGTAGATGGTAGTACAAAAACTGAGTCAGTAACATTTATGTCACCTAGTAACCCTGATAAAACCCAAATATTAGTTTCTGAGGCGTCAGAATTTTAAAGTTTAAATCTACTATTTTTATTTTCTTTAGTGATAACAGTAATTGTTTCTTGCACTGGTTCACCTTTTGCATTTTCACCCATTCTAGTTTCTATTCTACTATCCCATGCAACAACTGGTGATTTATAAGGCATTAATCTATGTCTAGGGTGGTAGTGTTTTTTTAAATCATCAGGTTTTCTGAAAATTTCTTTATCTTTAATATCCATAATATTTGAGTCCCACTATAATAAGCAATATAGCAACACCTAAGAATATAAATCCACCAAAACCCCATTTTATCATTTGTTCAAGTTCTCTTCTTTTTCTTTCTGCCTCTTCTTTTCTTTTTTTCCTAATAGATGCTTGGATTCGTAACAAGTCATTCCAGGCGTTCATACCGTGAGTAGCAATTAACCAATTCCTTAATTCGTCCTCCATTCGCTTTGCTTTTTTTAAAGCACCAAATGTTTCTAATGCCTCTTCTTCTATTGAACCAACATTTCTTCTTTTTGCACTATTGTGACCTTGATGAATTGCCTCGTTTGCCGTCATCCATCTACCGATATCACCGTACATTGACTCTACATCTCTTCCGAATTCAAATCCTTTTTTAATTGTATTAAAAGCGGCGGTTGCCACAGTTACTGCCGTAATCGGGTCCATTTCTCTCTCCTCTTGTCACTACTATTTATATAAAAAAAAGGGCACACAAGTGTCAAACTCGTATGCCCTTTTAAAAGGAGAAACTAACTTAGACTTTACGCCTCTTTTGCTAGTTTTTGAAAGTAATCTAAACTGTCATCACTTTCTTTTGTTGTTGAAACAACTTTGTCAACATATTGTTTGTCTTCAACATCAGTTTCAACATTATCATTAAGTTCTACATCTTCAGCAGAACTACTAGAAGATTGAGTTCCAGTAAGAACATCGTTAAGTCTAGACTTGAGTTCATCATAAGTTTTAAAATTAGACGGTGCAGTAAATTCTGCAAGTGAGTAAAGTGACTCTACTACTTTGTCTTGATTATCTAACTTTGAAGAACTATCAAACTCTGACTTATCATAGTTCCAATATCCGTCAACCTTTCTAATCTTTAGTTTAAAGTTTGCACCAGTATCTAAATCAAATGGATTTACAGGTGTTTCATCTTCAAACTGTGGTTGCAACGCCTCCATCAATTTGTCAAAGATTTTCTTACCATATCTGAATAAGAATACTTTGCCTTCATTTTCTGGATGTTGTGGGTCGGCAACAACATATATGTTAGAATAGTATTGTAGTTTTCTCTTTTGTCTTCTAGCAATTTCTTTATCACTTTCAACGCCAGAGTTCCACAATGAACTATTGTACTCAGACACAGGGTCTTTCTGATTAAGTGTAGTCAATGAGTTCTCAATGAACCACTTACCAGTTGGACCTTGAAATGCATGGTTCCACAACTTCGCCCAAGGCATTGCCTCGTTATCAGAAGATGGTAGAAATCTTACCACTGCATAACCATTACCAGATTTATCTAGTTCAGGTTTCCATAGTCTTTCGTCAACATATGATTGTTTTTCTACTGGTGCAGTTTCTGTCTTTACTGCCGCCAGTATTTTGTCTAAGGAATTAGACTTCTTTATAGATTCTAATGACATATTTATCTCCGTATATTATTATATGCTATTTTATCTTCACTTAAACATTATATAGACTTATTTATAAGTTCTTCCATGTTAGAATAACTTATACTTTTTACATTGTCACATGACTTCCATTCTTCTATTTCAGAATTATCGTCTATGACTCTGTAAAACTTTATATGAGAATAATTAGGGTTCTCAAAATTCTTTAAATGTTGTTTTATCCAGTTGTATGGACCAACAAACTTACAATCTTTAGATATGTAACAATTTGTATCTTTATAAATGTTATTTACATTACCACCTGTTTTCATATCAAACCCTAACATATAAACATTACTTGATGCTATGCCTGGGTTTTCTTCTATTGCTACTCTTACTGCCGTTGGACCTGATGCCCAACCTTGATGTTCACCATCAAAAAACTGGTCTAAATCTTCTATCTTATCTTCTTTCTCAACCCAATTTATAAACAGACCAGGTTCGCCTAATTTTTCTTTTACATCTTGACTATTCATCTTATACTTCTTTATCATCATCTCAAGTGTATAGGCAACTTGCTCTGCATTGATACCTTGTACAACACATTCTTTTTTATTACCTTTTTCATTCTGATGAATATAATGTTCCATAGTAGGTAAACCTGTTTCTGATAGTTGCTTGTTTAATTCTTTTGTAATATCTTCTGATAAACTTGTCATCATCATCATGTCATAAAATTCACTTGGTAGTCTTTTCCAACTTCTAAAATAACATTTGTTCTTAGAACAATAACCTGATGAGTGTATTTCATGTTGCATTTTCCAATCACAAGATATCAAACCATCAGGTGTAAAATCTCGGTAAAGTGCATTACAACCGTACACTTTACCATAGATTTTAAGTCTGTGTAAATCTATATTATTTCTAGACTCACCATTACCAATCACAAATAAATTAGGGTTTGTCTTCTTCAACATCGTCTAATTCATCTTCATGGTCATCATCGTCCCACTCATCGTCATCATCTTCAACATCATCTTCGTGGTCTCTAATTTCAACTACTTTATTATAACCACAACCTGATAAGAAGTTTTGAAATTTTTCTGAAAGTTTATCCATGTCTTCAAAGTCTATAACAACTTCCATTTCAACTCTTTCATCTTCAGTATCTAGGTCTTCTTGATTTTTTTCGTTTGTTTTGATAAAGGTAAATCTTTCCATTAGTGTCTCCTAAAAGATTTCTTGAACCTATTGAAAGGTCTTGAATTTGCCTGTTTTAATTTAACTTTAAAATCTTCATTTTGTTTTTGAATATATGCGTGTTCAGTTGATAATTCTTTCACTCTATTTTCAAGGTCTTCAATTTTAGATTTATAAAAATCTCTTTCTCTTATTAGAGACTCATTAGTATTCATAATCACTCCTATTTTACTAGATTAATAAGCATCATTCTATAATATGATTTGTCAAATGTCAATAGTGTTTTATAATTTTTTATTTTATTTGCATTGCTTGGCCATACTATATTTTCATCAATATTTTTATCAAAGTCTTTTACATACTCAACTAACTTTTCTAGTATCACCATTGTTTCTATCGTAATCTTTTTTGCAAGATAACTCTTTAAAAGTATTGGGTGTTGACCATCTTCACAAATAAATATTTTATTAAACTTTTTACTTTGTTCTAATAACAATAATATATCATTTTTAAATGTGTAAGATAAACTCTGTGTTCTCTTTTTCCAATCTATGTAAGTTTCTTCTTTAAACTCACCTACATAACCTTTTTCGTTTTGTATAAAATTAGATATGAAAAAGTCTTCTACTTCTTCTTTAAATCTTCTAGATGCTTTACCAAAAAATGCTTTATCTTTACGATTTAAATAACTTTTTCTTGTTGCTGATGTTTTACCACCATACTTAATATAATCGTAATCAGAATTAAAGTGTGCCTTTAATCCCATGTAAATCATGTATGCTTTAAACGGATCCACTTGTGGTATTGCTCCTCTTATCATACAGGTAACTTACCCATTTTAGGTAAAAAGTTTAAATCTCTTGCATCTGCCTCTATTTTATCTTTTAATGGTTTTTGAATTAAATTTGTAATAGAGTCAGGTTCAATATTATTGAGAGAACAATATTCAAGTATTGCCTCCATATGTGTAATATCTTTTTTACGAACTTCTGATTCTATATAAATTGAAAATGTTTTAGGTGTCATAATGTATTCAAATAATTAATGAAAAAAGAAGGGACAGTTTCAAACCTTATAGGTATTATATACTGTCCCTTTTTTTAACTACTTTTCTGCACAGGCATAACTGTTGATTTCTAGACCAACAGAGATTTCTGTAATGATTGGTTTATTCCACGCCATATTACTTCTCCTTAAAGGTTAAGTACTGGTTGTCTAAGACCGCAGACCACTAGTTAATGGCAGTTTCTGTTTCCAGGTACTGCCGAACCCATAAGACTATGCCGCTAGGGCGTAATCTTGAGATTCAAAATTATCGTTTGCATTTATTTGTTTTGACCGATTAGGTAGTCACACCATTTTTCTCAAATAACTATTCAATACCTGTCAACCCTA